GGTGCGTCTTTGATCGTTTGCCACCAGAAGTCTTAACAGGCAACTTGTGTATGAAAATATTGATTCCCTTCTCGATGTAAATATGGGTAAACCCTGTTTTAGATTCAGAAACGTCTATATCGCTCATGATTGAGTCATCACCAGTTTCTTCCAGTTGTTCATCGATTGTAGACTGGTATTTACTAATTGCCGCAGCCTTGGCCTTCTCAAACGTATCATACGCACTTGGAAACACACCGCCTCCATCAGACTCCCCATCTGATCTCTCAACAACTACGTACACAAACATTAACACTACGCAAGAAATCCTATTTTTGTTTCAGGGTTTCTCCCAATGGAACCGTGGATGCCTGTTATTGTTGCATTTGTGCTCTATGGGTATGTTACCATCTTCAATACAATGATGAAGAAACCAATTCATCATTGGACTGATATCCCAAAGATTTATACGTGAAACCGCTTCTTGAAATCGGAGACAGATGCACGGATGGTCTTTTTGTTCCAGAGAACATACCTTGAGAGTGCACCGGGGGTCGCAGGATCCCTCCAGTTCTCACCCATTCCAGAGTGCCGATCAATATACCTCTGACGACGTGTCTTATCGTGGTGCTTCGTGTAATCAGAATAGCCCTTCTGCCCAAATGGGACGATCTTTTCCTTGCCATCCTTGTCAAAGACCGCATCCCATTTCTTCTCCTTCTTATGCGACTTACGAATCGTCTTGAGTCGCAGACGACCACCTTTCGTCATTGGAACAACATTTTTGTCCTCTCCCTCCATTGGAAATATGCGAGTAAATCCTTGCTTCTCGTAGAACCCTACTGCATCTGGTAGACTTTCAAGGACAACCTTATCGTACCTAACGGTCTTTTTGACAAAGTCTTGGATACTTTTGAGAACTGGAGCTCCCAAGCGACTATCCTTTGCAGCACAAAGAGTGTCTATATGAAGCTCAGTCTTTCCCAACAGAGTCTTACGAACTACTGACTGGCAAAAGGCACGCCATACTACTACATCTTCAGCATTCTTCATTCGTCCGATAGTTAGAATAGGAAAACTCTCTTGTATGTCTCGGATATATTTCGGTCCCAACTGACCCCTACACATGATTCCAGATATTGATGCAGCATTTTGCTGAACGCGGGCATGATATGTATCATAAAGAGGGTGGGTTTCCGGATATGAACGGATTGAATACCCATTCTTTGCGATATCGGATTTGATAAGTTTTAGATCGTCTTCAGGAGTTCTCGGACAGGTCTCTCGAGTACAGCATTCTCCAAATAGTCTAGAGAGCATTGTTAAGGTACGTATATTTCATTCTGGGTTCCATATAATGGACCATCTGCTTCTAGTGGAAGATTGGGCTGAATGCGTTCGTCGTTTGAAGGATGAGACTCCCGACCGTTTTATAACAGAAGCCATATGTCGTCATATGTTGGATATCATGGAGCGAATGAAATTCAAACGCCCTGAACTGTTTGTTGTTCGTCGCGGAGAGGATTACGAACTGTTTACGGCTGAACTTCTTGAAACGCATGGAATCCCAAATACCATGCCAATCCTGGAGGATACCGAGTTCTTTGAATTGTGTTTGGACGTCCGTCGTTCTCGGAAAATGAATCATCTAGAAACTAATGACAAGAAGGCACAAGCATGGGTGACAAGATCATCGGAGTCAAGTTCGGGATCTGGAGCCCGGAGGAGATCCTTAAGCAAAGCGTAGTCAACGTTGTGACCGACAAACACTACCAAGGAAATCAACCTGTTCCAGGCGGTGTCTTTGATCCCCGATTTGGTGTCATCGAGAACGGTAAGGTATGCCCGACGTGTCGCCAGACGAACCAGAAGTGTCCTGGGCATTTCGGCCATATCCGTCTGGCTCGTCCAGTGTACCTCATTCAGTACTTTGATCCCATTCACAAGCTTGCCAACCAGATCTGCCTCAACTGCAGTGAGCCTCGCCCTCAGGATCCTAAGGTTAGCGCAAAGACCAAGGAATGCACTGTCTGTGGAACTCCCTACTTCAAGACAGTGTCTAAGGTAGTCGGCACTGCTGCCGCTCTTCAGGGGGTTGTCGCGACTGCCAAGGATGATGCGGAGATTCCACCCGTCCCACTGGAGACCGAAGTTATTCTGAGAGCCTTCCAGCGTCTGACCGACGCACAGGTTGAGCTGCTTGGATACGACCCAAAGTTCGCTCGTCCCGACTGGATGATCTGTACTATCCTTGCGGTTCCTCCTCTCTCTGTTCGTCCCTCTGTTATCATGGATGACAACCAGCGTATGGAGGATGATCTGACACACCAGTTACTCATGATCATTCGCTCCAACAATGCACTGCGGGACAAGATTGACAAGGGTGAGACTGCGGATACAATTACGAAGTCTACCACTCTTCTGCAGTACAACGTGGCGACCTATGTAGATAATGACATCAAGGGATTAAATCCTGCAGTGCAGCGTTCTGGTCGTCCTCTGCGTACTCTGAAGTCCCGTCTGGGTGCAAAGACTGGCCGTGTTCGCGGAAACCTGATGGGGAAGCGTGTGGACTTCTCTGCACGATCGGTTATCACTCCGGACGCCAATATTGATGTTGATGAATTAGGTGTCCCCGAAGAGATCGCAAAGAACCTGACGTTTCCCGAGCGTGTTACGGCGTACAATCGGGAGCGTCTGATGGAGAATATCCGTAACGGTCCGGACAAGCACCCCGGTGCAAAGTCGGTCCACCTCTCTCGGGAAGACAAGACAGTCTCTCTGAAATATGTCAATGCCGAGCAGATTGAGCTGCGTGATGGAGACGTGGTTCACCGTCATCTCATTGACGGAGATATCGTGCTGTTCAACCGTCAGCCTTCTCTTCACAAGGCATCCATGGAGGGGCACCGTGTTCGCGTTCTGCCCTATTCAACGTTCCGCCTGAACGTTAGTGCTACACGGCCCTACAACGCTGACTTTGACGGAGACGAGATGAACATGCACGTCCCTCAGAGTGTTGCAGCCGCAACCGAGCTTCGTCAGCTGACGTCTGTCCTACGGCAGATTATCAGTCCCCGCACATCCTCTCCTATCATTCAGTTGTTTCAGGACACCATGACGGGAACCTACCGTCTCTCGCAGTGGACGAAGGCTATCCCTCGGCACGTTGCCCAAAACATCCTTGCCCGTATCTCCCGCAAGATGCCGACAGGAGACATGACGGGTCCTGAGCTGGTCAGTGGTGCGTTCCCGGTTATGAACCTGAAGGCTGGTGGTGCGACCATTGAGAACGGCAAGTTTGTCGCAGGTATCCTGAAGAAGAGTGCCACATCTGCGACGATCCACGCGATCTACAACGACATGGGTCCCATCGCAGCAGGAAAGTACATCAATGACATGCAGTCTATTGTCACCAAGTTCAACATGTATTCAGGATTCTCGGTGGGTACTGGGGATCTCATGGCAGACTCTGCGACTAACGAGTTCATTGATGAGGCTATCGCAAAGGCACGGACGAAGATTCAGTCCATTATGGAGTCAGTTCATGCTGGGACATTCCAGAACATCTCAAGCCGCCCCGATGGAGAGGAGCTGGAGAAGCAGATTACTGACGCTGTGAATACCATGTCTAACGAGATTGCCAAGAAGATCGTGGACGTGCTGCCAAAATCAAACCGTATCGTGCAGATGGTTGACTCTGGGTCCAAGGGCGGTGCCCTAAACATCTCGCAGATGTCTGGGTTGCTCGGTCAGCAGCTCATTGAGGGTCGTCGTGTCCAGTACACACTGCAGGACCGGACATTGCCCCACTTCGCAAAGTTCGATGACGGCATGGAGAGCCGTGGGTTTGTCCAGAACTGCTTTGTGAGGGGTCTGATGCCGGCCGAGGCATTCTTCCATGCCCAAGCTGGGCGTGAGGGTCTCATTGATACTGCCGTTAAGACGAGTGACTCCGGGTATATCCAGCGGCGACTGATGAAGACCATGGAGGATCTCCACGTGGAGTATGACGGGACGGTGCGGAACGTCCAGGGAACCATCATTCAGATTCAGTATGGTGAAGATGGAATTGATCCCGTGGGGGTTGAGACCCAGCCTTACCCGGTCGTGGTTTCCACGCTGGAGACACTCTATTCAGAGTTTGCCTATACTGTAGCCGACATGCAGCCGTTTGTGATGGAGACTCTCTCAGAGGCACCTGACCTTCTCGACGACATTCTGCGGGATCGCGACATGGTCCTGCGATGTGCATTCCATGGCAAGTCTCAGGACATCGTCCAGGCACCGGTCCACTTCGGCCGTCTCCTGAATAAGTATGCCAACCCCTACTCTGTCAAGTCTGATTTGACTCCCACATATGTGGTGTCAGAGATCGGGAAGCTCCAGACAGAGTTCCCTCGTAACAAGTTGTTCCATGCTCTCATGCGATACAACTTGGCTCCCAAGAAGAGCATCATGACGTTCCGCCTGACAAAGACATTGTTTGATGAGATGATGCGAGAGGTTCGCTTCAAGTACATTCAGGCGTTGGTGCATCCGGGCGAGATGGTGGGTGCAGTAGGTGCACAGTCAATCGGGGAGCCTACGACTCAGCTGACCCTGAACACCTTCCACTCTGCAGGTACCACCAACGCAAACGCGACTGCAGGGGTTCCGCGTATGGAGGAGCTCATGGGTGCCTCTAAGAACCCAAAGCGTCCTGGAAACACACTCTACATGGTTCATGAGATCCAACATTCCGAGAAGGAGTCTCAGAAGAAGCTGAAAGAGATTCAGAAGACCACTCTGCGAGACATCACGCAGTTCATTCGTATCTATTATGACCCATATCCTACGGCGGGCAAGACCATTCTTCCCGAGGATCAGGCGGCTCTGGATCTCTACCAGCAGTTCTCGCTGGAGCAGAACTGTTCACGTAGCCCGTGGGTGGTGCGTATGCAGCTGGATCCTGCAAAGTTGGTTGAGCGGAACCTGTTGGATATGACGCAGATTCAGACACGTATTGAGAACAACCCGGTTGCTGCGGTTGACAAGCTAAAAGACGTGATGCGTATGGCGTGTACCATGATTACTGATGCAGGCCAGATGGCGATTCGGTTTGAGTTTGAGGCGACTGGAACTAAGACATTTGAACTGAGCATGGAGTTCTTGCGTCAGTGTGAAGAGGCACTGCTTGATACGGTTGTCTCGGGGAACCCAGATATCGGTCGGGTATACATGCGGACTGTCAAGGACGAGCCGAGCTACGATGATGCCATCGGTGGGTACGTGAGCAAGCCATTCTTCGTGCTAGACGTTGAGGGTGCCAATCTGATGAATTTGATTACCTTCCCAGGAATTGATGCAACTCGCTCCACCTCTAATGATATCCACGAGATCAATGCGGTGTTTGGTATTGAGGCTGCGCGTCTGGCAATGTTTGAGGAGTTCAATGAGGTATTCTCTCGTGAAAAGGTGAACTATCATCACCTGGCTCTGCTTGTGGATGCTATGACGGTCTCTGGGCGTATCGTGCCGGTCAATCGGTTCGGTATGGCGAAGAATGAGACAGGTGTTCTGGCAAAGTCGTCCTTTGAGGAGACTTCTAAGATCCTGTTTAATGCCGCTATCAAAGCAGAGTTTGATGATATGCGTGGCGTATCGGCAAATATCATGTTCGGTCAGAAGCCCCCATGTGGGACTGGGTTTGTGGACCTGCTAGTGGATGAATCTCGTCTGCCAGAGGAAGATGAGTATACAGCTGAGAATCCTAGCGAGGAGGTACGGCGGGTAAATGAAAAAATTGCCGCACTCCAGCCTGCAGGAGAATGTCGTATGGAGGATATCATGATGGACTGGTAGTGTTCTCGTATTAGCGTGGACAAATTATTAGAAAATAGGATATAATGAATCCGAAGCACTATATTTTCACAAGGTGGAGTGTTTACGATCCAACATGGACAGGGTGGATCATGACAAGAAACAATGACAGCGAAGCAATTAAACAGAAGCTATTTAATGCTTCACGTCTTAAGGCTAAATTTGAATTTTTTGAGAAGATGACGTATCCATCTGTCAAAAAGCAGACATATGGAAACTATGAGTGGTATATTTATACAAGTACTCTTCTACCAAAGGAGTATAAAGATAAACTGGAAAGACTGCAACTTTCTAATATAACAATAGTATACGTAGATTGTTTTGCTGATTTAGAGAGACATGTTGAAAAAACTATAGAGAATGTCAACAATTTTACAACTATTACTCTTGATGATGACGACGGAATAGTTCCAACATTTCTAGAGAAATTAAACAAGCACTGTCATACTGTTGGAACACTTGTGACGTTTCCCCAAGGGTTGCGATATACGATTGAGAATGGAAATATAGTAATTGGTGGCAAATATTATTTTCCAAATATAAACCTAGGGTTGGCTGCAATTGGACATAACATTTTTAGGACAGGGGACCATACAAAAATACATAAAACCTATAGTGTTATTTCTGACGAAACTCCCGATATGTGGTGGTGCGCGTGTTCTGTTTTTTGTGATACGAATCGTGGATTTACCAAATCTTCAACAAAAAACTAAATCAGCTTGAAAGCGGATTTCCGCACTCAAGATGGTGGACCCGGGGAGGATTGAACTCCCGACAAACGGTTGATAAGACCGCTGCTCTACCACTGAGCTACGGGTCCTCATTTCTTATAGTGGCTTTCTTCTGTAAACTACATCTTCAAAATGAAGTGTACGGAACTTGCTAGAACTGCAAGGTAGGTTGCGTCGGTCCAATAGTGCTCCCTCGACATCCCCAGGAAACGCTTATTCGTTATGTCGCACCACCCACCGATCATTGAGAGGACCACTGAAAGCAAGAGTAGAAATACAGATAGACGAATCATTTGTATCCCCTCCGGAAATTTACAGGTACACCCCAGGTATTCAACTTGAGAAGCTCAGAACGCTCCTTTCCGGGTCCTCTTCCTGATACGGCGGTATGTCTTACGACCACCACGCTTGATAATCTGAATCGTGAACCCCGGCTGTACGTTTGCATCTCCAAGAGTCCCAGTTTCCAGTGGCTTCCCGTTGTAGATTAACCGTTGCTTATCAGTCGTCAATTCCGGCCATTTTGCCGTAATTGCTGATTTGACCTCATCAATGGTTTGCGTTGCACTAAATGGTATCTCAATTCGTTCCTCTCCGAACTTTAGACCGATTGTAGTGGGAACCTCATCCTCCTCGTCTTCTGTCTCAAAGACGATAGGGATCAGTTGATATACCTTTTTTGATGTACCTGCTTGGCAGTGGTCTGCACTCATGATAGGACCTCCATAAATAACAGCCGTTCTAGACGCAGAAAATCCAATCGTATACCCGGAGTCAACAAGCTCCCAAAAGGAATGGGTATGTTTCAGCATAAGTATGGCATCTTCCATCGAGATATAAAGACTTCCACTGGGAGTCTTGAGTGCAAAATAGGGATTCTTCAGGATATCAGAGTAATCAAATGTTTGTGTAAATTTCTTGGAACACTCGTAGTACGTTGAATCACCGGATTCCAATTCCTTTGCCAAATATCCTCGAGGTATACCGCTATAGCTGTCGTTGACCTTGACAACAACTCCACTTCCAGAATTCAAAACCACAAACTTCATAAATGATATGCTACCGTGTACCAAGTCTGCAATTTCATCCGGAAGAGATAGTTTTTCTACACCTTGTTGTGCCAAGAATTCATCAGTATATGTTTTGACATCTGGGATAGGAATATCAAGGTCGCTTCTTCCAGAAAGAGTTCCGAGTTGCAAATGAAACGCAAAACCCGGGTCAGTTGAAACTTCCTCCGCATCATCTTCTTGGACTTGGGGTTGTTCGGGTTCTCCAGTAACATTGGTTCCGGCTGCTTTCAACGCATCCATATTCGGTCCAAAAAGGTTAGGAGAACATTCCTGTACATTCAATACGGCGATACCTGTTAGATTTGCAAGAGCTGCATCTGTTATCTGTACACAACCACGCATTTCCAAAATCTTTATCCCAGCTAGATGAACGAACGCAGCATCGGTTAATGCTAATTGGTCGCACCTAGTCATATCCAAGTGCTTAATTCCGTCAAGCGACGCAAACCCTGCATCTGTTATCAACGTGCATTCTTCCATATAAAGTTCTTCTATTCCCTGAAGATTGACGAAGCCTGCATCTGTTAGTTTAGTTTGCGATATATTGAGAGTCTTAAGACCCCTGAGTGATGCAAGTCCTGCATCGGACAGATTTGATACAAAGGCTTGTAGCTCTTTGAGATTAGTTAAATTTGTGAAACCGGAACCAGTTATTTCACATCTTTCTATTGCCAGGAATTCAAGTGCGGGAACGTATTGAAACAAGTCATCTGTCAATTGGGGACAATGCGATATATCAAGACGTTTCAAATTTTTGAGTGCAGCAAATACTTCGTTTGTTAGTGTTGGTTGCCGACATAGTTTCATCTCGAGATGTTCGAGTCCAACGAGAGAAAGTAATCCCGCATTTGTAATATTAATACAACTGTTGATTCTCAACTTCTTAATGGAGTTCAAATTTGCGAGTCCGGCATCTGTTATTTGAACACAGTTTCTCATGAGAAGTATACGGGTATCTTTGAGATGAACAAATCCGGCATCGGTTATATTTTTATTCTCTGTTATATTGAGATACTCCACGCCATCAATATGGTCTAACACCCGATCGGTTAATTGAGGACAACCCTCAATACTAAGAGACTTTATTCCCTTCAAGGATAAGGCAATTTCATCTGTAAGATCATTCAACGATATGTCTAACGTTTCAATATCTTTCAATTTTGCAATGCCTGCGTCAGTTATATGATAACAGCGTCTGAGGTCGATATGTTTGATACCGGTTATGGTTCCAAGAAAATCATCAGTTATTTGGCTAAATGATAAGTTTATAGTGTCTGCAGACGGGTTCTCCGATCTCCAGGCAGCAAATGTTGTTATTTCGTCTGCCTCAGGCCAGTCGAACTGTTCCATTATACATTGTCTACACTAATTGCTGTATGCCAAGCCGCCCATACCACTCATGATGCGGAGGATGTTGTAGCTGACGGCATATATACGAACATTGTATGGGGTAGTCTTGCTAGGAAATGATCCAGCACCGGCAGATGTAACGCTATCAAACACCAGGGTTGCGTTGTCAATACGGGAGAAGTTACAGGTCCCACTGGGTTGGTGCTCCTCGGGCTTGAGTGCAAATGAGTAGACGTTTATAGGATTGTAATATCCAGCGCCGGTACCCTGTACTACTGCATCGGGACCACTTTCCAACCCAAGACGCATACCAGTTTGCGCGGGAGTAAACTCCGGCTGCGTAGACATTAAAGTATTAGGTACGCTTCGTGCACCACCCAAGTTCAACCAGCCACCCGTATGGTGTTGGAAGGGTTGCACCTTCCAGAAATAGTCACCATAACGTTCGTCAAAGCGATCCTGTCCGTTGAGCTGGAGATGACCACGCTTGATGATATCGTCATAAGTAAACGGAGATACCGTGTTATTATTTGAGCAATCCTGGCGAACAGCATTTTGGAATACCCATACAAGCTCCTTAACGGGATGATTTAGAGTTATGTCAATACGAGTACTACCATGAGTAATAGTCTGATTCTCGTTATACTGGAGCTGCTCTATAAGATACTCGTGGGACTGCTGGGCAAACCGACGGCGCTCCTCGGTATCGAGGTACACATAGTCAATATAGAGTGCTGCATCCAAAAGAGTTGGGCATAGAGCAACAGTACCATAACCGCCAGCAGACGATGTCTTTATGATATTAACCACATCGTTAAATGTGATATTAAAGCGAACCTCGTGGTACTGCAGAGCAATCAGTGGAAGAGCAAGACCGGGGTTGCGACAGAACCAAAATTGAAGAGGAATATAGAGAACACGGGGGCGTCCTTGGCACATATTTGCAGTGGACGTGGTCATACGAGCAGACGTCAACCAGTCAGTCTTGATACACTCGTTAGGAGAGCCAGACAAGCACTCCCACAGGTAGAGCCACTCGCCATAATGGCGATCGATGATTTGGCCACCAATCTCAACCTCAACCTGCTTCAGTAGCAGATAGCCAAAACGGTTCTGTTCGTCATTCCAAAAAGCATTGGGGTCAATTGCAGCACCATTCGTAGAATTTGTAGGAAGAACCACCTCCAAATACGTACGACCGATGAGGTCAGCATTACGGTTCACAACAGCAACCACACGCTGCCCGAACGCGGGAGCACCAGTAAAGTTCACACGGAATGCCTCCATCGCGAAGTTGGTGTGACGCTTGTAAAGGATCTTCCAAAACGTAATGTGCGGGTTCCCTGAGATATACACATCCTGTGCACCATAGGCGACAAGTTGAAGCAGACCTCCAGCCATGGTTTATTTCAGGACAACAAAAAGGATTTTCCCATCCAACACGAAATCAGGTCTCTATTTCATGTTGTGCGAGTTTATGCTACACCTCAAAACAGGCCGAACATCTTGCGGCTACGGCGCTTGCCGCCAAGGGGCAGGGGGGACAGAGCACCACCGCGGCGAGTCTTGCCACCACGGCGACGACGACCGCCCTCGGGAACAGCAGGTGCCTCCTCGGATGCACCGCCCTTCTTGTAGTGCTTCTTGGCCTCCTTCATCGCCTGCCCAAGGCTCATCTTAGGGTGGGCACGCATCGTCTTCTTAACAAGGCTCATCCACTTCGTCATGTTTGACTCAACACACTAAAATTTTAACGCGGGGTCACATCGCACGAACACGAAAGTTGATTATTGACAAGTAGGCACTTGGTGCATGAAGCTGCATATGCAGATCCGCTTGCCATAGAAGGAGATGGACCAACTGGAGCTGGAGTAGACACTGGCATTGCTGGCGTAGGTGCTGCCGGTACAGGTTGTTTAAGCTTTGCGGCATCCGCAGCAGCCTTGGCATCCGCAGCAGCCTTGGCAGCAGCATCCGCGGCAGCCTTGGCAGCAGCATCCGCGGCAGCCTTATCTGCGGCCGCTTTAGCCTCTGCCGCAGCCTTTGCGGCCTGCGCAGAAGCCATTACAGCCGGCGCAGCTGCCTTAGCTTGACCGGCATTTGTCTCGGCCTCTGCTTTGAATGTAGCAACATTGGGAAAGGTATTTCTGATATATACAATATCATTTGACGCTTTTATGGCATCAGTAGTCTGTTTTGCGCTATTCATAGCCACAGTTGCTTTGTTAGCATATGTATTCATTCCGTTGTATGCTCCTGTATCTGTTCCATTGTATTTCTGAAACTCGGCGTTTGCCTGGCCAACAACTTGATTCATACTATCAACTGCAGCCTTCGCGGAAGCGGAATCTTGGTCCGCTTTTGCAAAAAGGGGTGCCATTGCTGCCATAATCAAAGCAGCAACGTTGCCAATAGAGTTCAGATTCTCTCGCTTTCCACGCATAAATATCATAACCGCAACAAATACCAACCCGTACACAACAAGTTCACCGATCATTATTGTTAGAACTTAAAACTTATTACGTCACCTGTCGTAGCAAATAGGTGCCGGGGGGTGTATTGTATGGAAGAACGATAGTAGGGGGTGCTTGGGATGGCTCAACTGATTCGGGTGTCCCAGCCATAGGTGTTGCAGATGTTGAAGGTGCAACTGGAAGTGTTGATGTAACAGGTGGGGTTGGTGCTGGTGCGGGGGTGCTGCATAGATAGGATGACTCTCCTGAAGGCGAAGGATTAGTAACCGAACCAGAACGCAACTCATATATCGCCTGACCCCCACGCTGCGTGATACCACCGCATGTCGGTTCTGCCGAACATGCTGTCTTTGCATCCTGCAGGTTCGTGAATGTCTGACAACCCAGACTGCAACCAGGAATGTATGTGTTCGGCTTTGCATCCGAATACTGACAGGGTCCAGCAAATCCCTCTTGTGAACGCATGACATACAAAACAGCTACCAGAACTGCAAAAAGTACAGCAGCCCATATCAACGGTTTCTTCATTGTTAGTCAAACAGAAATTAGAGAGTTAGGTTGAAGACCGGTGTCTTGAGATTCTTGGGCTGGAATGAGAGACCTGGATCGGGAGGAGTTGGCTTTGCATACGTCTTCTTCTTATAACGCAGTGCCTCTGGCTTCTCTACAAAACTGCGGTCCTTAAAGTGTGCAATATAGAACTCCATCATTCCATCTACCGATCCATAGGACATCATGTTCCACTGGCATCCATATGCGAACAGAATCTCGGGGTTGGAGTTCTTCAGCGAGGATGTCGCATCTGGAACAACCATGGTAATCTTCTGGCGATTGTTGTCTATCAACTCATCGTGGTCATACGGCTGAGATGCTTGCATATACGTCAGACGACGCAGGTTTGAACTGGTCCACGAAAGATTAACTAACTCCTCCATTTTAGTTCCAGTAAAGTTGCCACCTGAAACAAGAAGAAGCTTGCCCTTGATGGTGCAGATTGGCTCTGCTGCCATATCACGACGCTGATACGAATACTCGGGGGTCAACATATATTTGCGAAGAGTATCCTTTAGAATATCTGCAGTTGCGTTCATTGTTATCGTCTTTTCGGAGTGAAAAACGAGTGAGAGAATGAACGGGTCTGTTGCAAGCGGTGTTTCTGTAGCAGTAAACGCCGTGTTTGCAATTGCAACACAACATGCCTGAAGAGGTACACTGTTATAGGAATAATCATATCCCAGATTCTGATTTTTAAGTCCAACAACCGGTTGATCCTGCTCGTCTGAATAGACATCAAGCTCAATCATTCGTGCACCAGATTTAATGACAAGTGGAAGGATGTTATCCGACACATAATCGGTAACAGTATTTGCAGGAAATACTGAATATGCAGATGATGCAACGTAGTAGTCGCAGATACGCAAGTCTCCTGCAACTGGGCACCCGAGAGGTGCGGGCTTAACAACATCCATGTATGCTGAAAATCTGCCAATTGCTTTGTCAAGAGCAGCCTGCGGGGCCGGACGTAACATAACATACAAACCATAGGCTGTCAGTAGAAGGACTATGCCTCCAACAAGATAAATAGCCCATGCGGGAAATGCTCCTAGGTATCCCTCCATTATGATGTGGTAAGCTTTCATTTCGTCCGAAACAACAGGTCACGGAGGCTATTGACCATCTCATCGGGGATACGTGCATTCATAGGAGTTCCGGTCAAACAACAGTAATGAAAATACAGACTATACATTCCGCATTCAGTATCCTTGAACTGGTGGCGGGTCTTATTGTAGGTTAACTGTACTGGCTTTGAGTGGATACCAGTTGCATCCCATTGTTGCTTCCAGCGACGCATGAGTTGCTGAATCTCCTTCTCTGGCTTCTGTGCGTAGGAATCAAAGTAGGTTATACGCGGAAACTCAAGGTCTGGACGGATATCGGCAAACAGAGCAATCCAGTGTTCCCCGGGACCATCGTGCGGGTCCGTGTTGAACACAATGCCAATCCGATGCTTTCCACGATCATACAGCGATTTCAGTTGAGTAGAACAGAGTGTGCTAACAATACACTTGCCAACCTCGTCTTTCAAGTCAAAATCAATAGGAATGCATCCAAGAAACTCGTATCCTTCAAAGAGCTTGGTATACTGCTTCTCAATTGCAGATATGTCATCTGAAGAAAGCCATTCATACCGGTTGATACTCCATGAATCAGGGGCGGCAGGCTTATGCATCATGTTGGTTATGATACAGGATGCTGCCCCAGTCCGACACTCCTCGTGAAACTTTGATTGAAGTGCCTTCCAGACCTTATGGGGATCGCCTGCAGGAATAGAACCGCCTTTCTCACGATTGTAAACTTCGCGAAGACGATTGATTTCGTCTGGATCAAAGGACATTATTAAAAACGGATATTGTCTTCTCTAGACCATGAACATCAAATGGCGACTGACGAGCTTCTGAGAGTTATCCGCAAGTATCGCGAGCTGGACTCCTCCATCAAGTTGATCAATAAGAACCTGACAGACTTGCGAGACACGCGCGGAGAGCTTGAGAAGGAGCTGACAGTATTCTTTGAGAAGCCAGAGTATGCAAACTTTCACAAGATGGATTTGTCCGACGATTCGTATATCCGAATTCAGCGCCCAGGGGCCTGGAAGAAGGCATGGTCTCTCTCCAAGGAGAGACTCCAGACACTTCTAGCAGAGTTTGTTGCGAGTGGTCGGCCTCTCTCAGAGTGTTACGCATTCATCGTAGAGTCTCGGGAGAAAGCTCTTATAGGGGACAGTATGCAGTTCACTCGCTTGCAGCGTAGCTAAAATGAATGTATAATCTTCATTTTCAATTACAGTATGGACTATTCCAAACAGTCGGTTTCGCAATTGAAAGCCCTCTGTAAAGAGCGAAATATCAAAGGGGTAAGTGGTAAACCTAAGGCAGCTCTGATAGGATTGCTTGATACAAAGATACCTCAAGCCATTGAGGAGCGACACGATATATTGCAAGGAGATTGTTTGGATATCCTTCCAACTCTAGACTCCGAATCTGCACAAATCATTATTGCGGATCCTCCCTATAATATCGGTAAGGACTTCGGAAATGATAGCGACAAGCAACCGATGGATGAGTATTTGAAGTGGTGTGATACCTGGATTGCAGAGTGCTTAAGAGTTCTCAAAACGGACGGAACTATGTTCATATACGGATTCAGTGAGATCCTTGCGCTTATTCTGTCCAGAGTTCCATACAACATCAATCGTCGATGGATTGTATGGCACTATACCAACAAGAATGTGCCATCCCTTAATTTCTGGCAACGTTCTCACGAAAGTATCATAGTCTTGTGGAAGACTGAAAGGGTATTCCATAGGGATGATATTCGCGAAGCATATACTGAAGGATTTCTAAACGGAGCTGCTGGAAAGGAGCGTGTTGCTACGAAGGGGCGATTCTCAAAGGGAGAAAAGACAACTACGTATACAGCTCATGCTAATGGTGCTCTACCACGAGATGTCATCAAAATTCCTGCGCTAGCCGGAGGTGCTGGTAAAAAAGAGCGGGTAGATCATCCTACTCAGAAACCTCTCGCATTGTGCGAGAAGCTACTGAAATCGTGTAAACAACCTGCGAACAACGGGTATGTGTTAGTTCCCTTTGCCGGTTCTGGGAGCGAATGTCTCGCAGCTAAAAATCTAGGTCTTCCGTTTGTCGGAATTGAATTAAACTCGGAGTACGTGAAGTTGATTAATGATCGGTTAACTACTCTAGAAGGTTAAACTCTTCTCGTAGAGCTCAATGTAATCAATCGTCTTTCCGCGTTTTATTTTGCATGAACCAATCTTGAATCTGTCAATTTCATCTGTCACTGTCAATTTGACCCACAATTGTGAGGACATGCTAAATGTGATAGACATACTTGAGCCATTCAAGACATCTGTCTCCCATCCGGTTATTTTATCATTCGTGTTGCGTGTTTTTCCAAACCTTGGGCGCCACGTATAGGTGGCAGGGTTCAGTGCGGGAAAGTCGTTCGGAATTAGAAACCACTCGTAATAGATCTCTGTTTTTGTCTCCTTGCGCGCCATGATTGAGTACATATCAAAGTTCTTACGCAAATTGATTTCTGCGATAATTCCAGAAATATCTCCGTGTTCCTTGTCCGAACAAACTGTAGTGAGTCTGTATGAACTAATAGCAAATGCTCTAGAAGCACCGTACTTGACAGACTTGTTTGAGAAACCTCCAAGAGAACATACTAAATCTCTTCCAGATTTGTGAGATCCATCACTTTCAGACGTTACATCGCAACCAGATCTGTTAAGAACAACTGTGTTGACCTCCTCCCATACAGACTCTTTGATGGGTCTATTGTTTACTATATGATAGCCGCGTACGGCTTTTGAGAAATTTGACTCCAGTTTTTCACGAATAGCTTGAGATATGCTTGTTGGCGTGGACTCCATAAAACTCATTTCAGTATTCATTTGGGGGCAGTATAGCTTTCTAGGAAACAAACATATCCATTTTTATTTATCACAGATACAACCACCTTTTCGCTTCTGAGTCTGCAAAAACATCTTCTTTTTGCATGAGAACTTCTTCATTGTCTTACCGCGTGTTTGAAGCACACTCTTTACACAGATTCCTATGGCTGCTTTTTCTGCCGTACTACCCTTGCGAGCCCGGACAGTCTTTCTGACTGCCTTGACGCACCGGCAGAATTTCTTATCCATTTGGAAAACGGACGCGACTTTTTGTAGAGATGCACAGTAATGCAGAACTTGCGCACTAACAGTCTGGTTAATCATCCTGAGGTACGTCCGGTTGATCGCAAGGAGGTATCTCTTGATGAGCGAAAGACGTTGCGATACTATTCTAAATATGAGTATACCACTCTGCTTGCCACGCGTGCACAACAGCTAGCAGATGGTGCTCGTCCTCTTGTCAGCCTGGAAGGCATTCTTCCGGGGGATCCTCTGTTTGTCTGGAAAGTGGCTGAGAAGGAGATTCTAGAGCAGAAGTTACCCTTTCTGGTTCACCGTCGTATGCCCGATGGAAAGTCAGAGTTCTGGTCTACTCAGGAATTGGAGAAGATCTGGTAGTTACCCGCACATCCCCTGAAGAGTAGCGGCAGACGGCGGATACTTCAGCAGAGGCGGTATTACATCTGGAGGATTCAGCATACGCGGTGATTCAAAGCGAGCACCACCGCTTGCCTGTTCTAGATCAATGGTGCTCCATGCTCCCTCTGCAGATAGAACATCAGCACGCTGCTGTACAAAGACCGAGTTTTTTGCATAGAGAGCGCCAGACATATGAAGAACTGCTAAGACAACTACAAGCACGAGTCCAGCCAGAAGTGGGAACTTCATTTACTTCACGCGCAGAAAATGGAACCACATAAGTAGAGTCAGTTATCAACAAATGATCATTCCTATTCGTTGCTACACTTGCAATCGCATCGTGGCGGGAAAGTGGCAATTGTACGTCGACAAAGTGAAACAGTATGGCGGAGACCCGAAAGAATTAGAGTACTTATCGTCTGTGACGACGAAGACCGCTGCTGGGAAGGCTCTTGACGATTTGGAGCTGGTGCGACCTTGCTGCCGCGCCCTCTTTCTCGGACACGTTGAGCTATTGACGAAGAAATGAGCTTATCGCAATTAGGGCAAATATTTGGTATTTGTATTTTCAATGCCATGTTCCAATTATCATTTCCATGCCCTTTTAATAAATGTCATCATATAGCGAATGGCTAGGGCGTAAGATGCAGAATGAGCGCAAATACCTGGATACTCGCCCCCACCGTGACGCGGGTCATCATACAGAAACTATAAAGCGACAGGCAACTGTTGTTATTAATAGGCGTCCTACAGGTCTCCGTGTGATGCCGGCATCTGGATATACTGATTATGTGGGAGGTCGCGAGTATAGAACCGCCACTGCCGCCAATACAAAGGGACCGCAGATAGCCCAGGTCTGTACGATTGTTGCAGAGCCAGTCCATGTAAATAAGACACCTGGTTGCTGCAAGAAGTGTGGAGTTGTTCAAGACGCTAGTTCGTGCTACTGTATCAAACCGGCCGGTCTTCGTTAGGCACTAATATCTTGATCTTTCGTAATGGGAGGAGTTCTATATGGGAACTTTACTCTTCCGGATATGGCATATCATCTGAGATGCGATATCGGACATGATCATACTCCAGCTATACTTGATATTTCACAGGTATCTGAACTTATAGCTCCCGGGGCAATGCCGTATACAGATGAAGATACAGCAGTTAGGCATTTTATGAGCAAACTTATTGGGGACCCAAGACTTGATCTTGTTGCCCAGTTTAAGATAATAACTCCAACTGAACAGAATCCAAATGCAACTGATTTTGTATTTCCAGCTACCCAAAATAGTGATTTAAAAATATTACACGATGCTGGTCCAAAATTGTATGTGTTTCTTGGAGCTACACAACTTATAACATTTGGGACTATTCTAGACACAGCTAAGAAACCTGGAGAGGGTCGGAGACTTGTTTCAAAACCAAAAGAATTAAGTGTTAATCTAGATGTTCTAGGTTTTGCAGAAACGGTCGGTCCTTTGAAAATCGATAATATGACGGATTCAAAAGTATACACAACTTTGGATTATAGCGGAATTCAATATGATCCGGTTAGAATGAAACAAGCAATTATCCCGCTTCAAGCAAAAGACCTAAACATTCCAAAAGGCTTTTATGCGAGCGTTAATGATGTAAAAGCAGCTGTTAACAGGCGCGCACCTTTATTTGAGTTGTTTGTAGTCGGTAAAGCTCTTGGAGATGGTCTTCAAGTGCTATCTCTTACTCCAAAATATAATAGAGAAGCGTACTCGGTACTTTCTACTGAAGACCGTTTGAATCATATTCGTGCAATTGCCTACAATGTTTCATCGGTTCTTATTTCCAGAGCAACTGTAAAGAGTCCGGTCAGAATAGGTAGATTTATGCCATCAACAGAATTTCTAAAATCGGTTCCGGAACAGATACAGGAAGTTCTTCAGAGGACAAAAGATTTAATTCAAGAAGTTGTTGATAAATACGATACTGTCATTTCACATTTTAATTGGGATACCGGTGCTCTTATGCCGAAACCATATCGAGAAGAGTGTGTATCTCTATTGAAGAAATTTAAGACGTATGTTTTGGATAGATACTACTCGGGTTATATAGTTGTCGAGGATAGTTCTAAGCTCGGTCAACTTGGTAGAATGAGATTGCATTATAATGAATTAAAAGCTGGAATTTCTACACTATGTCCAAAATCATCACCATATCGGAATGGATTTCGTACTATAAACCAAACGTTTGTTATATGTAATCCTCGGGCAAATGAATGCACTCAATCGCAGATTGAATCAAGGTATCTCGAATCTATGAAAGGTGAGTTTTCTGAAATGGGAATACAAACGTCAATTGAAACCACCGGGTTTTCTGTCAACTACGCGGATGGTTCTGACACCGGACTTGCTGGTGCATATAAACTGAGTCTCATAGCAGATAAAGGCGACGTTGCGAGACTCCGGAGGTATACCAAGGATTGGTTTGGACCAGAACAAGCTCCTTCTGAAATCCATGGTTTTCCACCAATTCCAGATTCTCCTATGGAAGAGGAAGCTGAGGCTACACAACTTATCAAACGCCCTAAGACCGGCAGTTCTAGGCGTTCTGATCCGCCTACAGATGACTTTTGGTATTTTGAACAATATGTTCGCGAGTTTGCCATGGATCCTATAAAAGTTATGCTTGTTGCGTACAAGTCTCCGGATAGCGTAATTATAGATCGCGGAGCCCTTGCTACACTTGCAGGAGATATAGATCTAAGTACTCTTCCAGATATTGGTAAAGGTCCCTGGAAACAAGAAGCGTCTGTTTGGAATGCATTTACTGCAAATCTTAACGCAGCCCACTCCGAGTATCCTAAAACTAAGTTTCCATGGCCGTCCACAAAGCCAGAAATTAGGAATGCTCTTCAAGATTTCTATTTGTCCCAAGAGTCTGACTATCGAACTATCGCAAAAACAGGCGGCCCAATTCGTGAACCTATAGGAATGGTTTCGGTTCCTAGACTAGTAGAGCCTATTGGAGCCGGGCGCTTACGGAAATCAACCATACGAGTACATAATGCTGTGGATCTACACAAGCGTACCAGGCGCTCTCGCAGACTTCGCAAACCAACATCCAGGACTAGAAATACTAGACTGGTCCGATTCAACGCCGGGAGAGATGGTCAGTCAGTCGGAGACAGTTCTGCAACATCATAAGGAAATGGGGATATTTCTAGGATACCTTGATGGGTGGATGCTGAGCTTAACAGATGAGATACGTATGAGACCCCTCATCCGGAAGTTTCCAGTGTGCGTTGTATCCCGTTGGCCATGTGCGTTTTCGGTTGCATGGAAAAACGAATTAGAGTACCTCGGAGTCAATGAACCCAATGGACTCTCCGACTCTAACAACCATGGTAGTTCTAGTAAGGACGCCCTACAAGATGAACACGGACGTCATCCTGAACTCCCTACCGATTCAGCACCCGCTTCTGAAGGTGGAGAAGCAAGGAGTGCTCCGACGAGGCGAAAGCGCAAGGGACAAAATCAAGCGCCGAGTCCGGGCAACTGAGCCAAAGCGCCACACCGGATTCGGTCATAACTCAATGACACTTGTTATTCTCTCTAAAGGAGATGGGTCTCTTCGTGAGAAGGAAATAACTGTCAAGCTCTTCCAGAACGGCGTGTTTCATATCACCGGCGTTCTAGACGATCTTTATGATGCTGATGCAGTTTCAGTCATTCTTGGTATGATTCGCAAATACTGTCCAGAGGCTTTGACGGCAACTGAGGGCGAGACAGAGCGTCGCGTAGTCCTTATGAACTACAAGACACGCTTGCAGGGGGTTGTTTCTATCGCACGTGAGAAGTTGTATCAGGACCTTCGCGAAAGTGGAACAAAGGTGGCCTATGAGCCTAGTGTGTATCCCGCAGTCAAAATCTACTTTCCGGATCACAAGTGGATTGCAAAGGTATTTCGTACTGGTAATATCATTCTAACTGGAATGACGACTAAGCAAGAGTCAGTAGACCTCATGCAACAGTTGCACCCTTTGCTTGAGACGGCCCTGACGACAGTTTCTGTAGAATGATTCCAGTTACTCCAAGCTGTCCTACTGTTAGAGCAGTCAAAACAACAAACCATGCGAATATCATCTCCATTCCCATGAAGCTTCTCCAAAGATTTGATGCATATGCGACTACACCGCCAAACAGCAAAAGAGAACTAGCGGTGGCGCCTGCGATGAGTCCGCTTGTTACCGCGTCCATTCTTTTTAGTATGTGCTTTCTTTTTCCTCTCTGCAAATGCACGTTTCTCCATCTTCTCAAGACGAGAGTAGTAGTCTGGAAGCTCGGAGAGGTGGTCCTTCGCAATCTCAAGAGCTATCGTGTGGCTGTCAGTGTGTTCCATCTCCATCTTGACACCCTTCGCGAGCTCCGCTGGATGGAAACGGCTCTGAGGAGTACGCCAATGGCGACCGATATGCGCTCCACCGGTCTTATCCGGAAACACCACATCCTCTGGCTCAAATGGGAGTGCACCACCACCCTGGTGCACTGGGTTGATAGTTTCTGCCGGAGCAGATGTCAGGGAATCCGCTGCACCATCCGACTTCATTTGGTGAAGAGAACTAACCGCAGCAGTATAGGTATCGGCAAAGCTAGGGCCATCTCCATTGCTTGGCATCTTTGGGCCCGGAACCTTAACCTCAACCACACCACCCCCCGACATCTTTCCAGCCATAACCGCATGTGCTGCTGCAGCTTCTGCAACCGAGTTCTCTGTCTTCTGTGCAGCGGCCTCTATAGGACCGCCCTCAATCTTTGCGGGAGGGGGCTTTGCGGCATCCGGTTCAGCTACCGAAGCAGGTATAATTTTACCAGTTGTCGTTACCGACGCCATCTTAATGTAATCGCCAGAAACAAAGATATGGACTACACATCTACCCAGATTCAAGCGATGGTTCGCAATATGGACCATAGCAAACGCAGGTGGGCTTCGCTGAAGTCGGATCTTCCAAAGTATCGGGAGAAGCTTGAGAAGGAGAATAAGATTCTCTACGATGTGTTTCCCAGTTTATGGGAGATGCATATCGAAGACAAGTTAGATGAAAAGTTCTTTAAGATGCTGTCTATGAAGCGTCGTATCGAGAAAGGTGAGGTAACTGCCGAACAAGCATCTGCAGCTATCGGTCAGGTTCTCTTTCAGGAGTACGTCAAGCCTGTTGTGGATGCTACATCTCCTACAGCACCTATGTCCTACGAAGAGTACTATAAGCAGTTTGCATTTTCTACTTTGAACGCCGACTCTTCTTCCCACCACGCGTCTTCTTGACACGCGTCTTCTTACGACGACCCTTACCTTTTGCGGCCTCGGCGGCCGCGGCGGCCTCGCCGGCTTTACGAATCATTTCTGTCCTCCAGTCCTGATACCCCTGTGGGCCGCCAGGTGGATACTTTGCGGATGCAAGCATCCTTGCTCTTTCTACGGGGCCAATTGGTTTATCCTTGCTTGGATGGCTAAATATAGTTTTTGAACCAAAACTATCTACAACAGAGCTCATTTATTTGAACTCTATATTTTTATTCAGTACGCAGAGTCTCCCGTAGTTCTCCAAGAATAACGCCAATTCTGTTCTTCCCAGGCCACTTGGAAGGTTTCTTGGCCTTGTCGGTATCTTCGGAGGTCCCGATGCTCCAATACTTGTCTCTGGCATTTGCGTAGCCCAAAGATACACTGCCAGTCTCCAGCAACTGCGTCCGCAGTTCTGGATGCTGAGTAAACTTTGCACGCAGAATGATTCGCATAAAGTCATCCTTGACAGCATCCCACTCTTCTTCGTTGACACCTTCAATTGATACTCCCTTTGCAGACTTTGCAGACTTGGTCTTCATGATCTTCTGAACAGCCTTCTCATCGGCAAACTTCCGTGCCTTCTGGACTGCCATATAGTGTTCGACTGTGGGGTAGGATACTCCGTCCACCAGGGTTGCAACAACAAACTCTGGACTAAACACTCGGAAAGGTCCCTTGCTTTCATCGGCAACCGAGAAGAGCACTGGCTCCGGCTCGGTACTGACAACTAGCTTCTTCTTTCGCTTGACAGGTTCCTTCTCTCCCTCAGGAACCCCCGGTTCTTTTGGCTTCTCCTCTTCCTTGGGTGTCTCGGGGATATCTACCACCACTGCCTCTTCAGGTATCCCATCGCTCCGACGGAACACAAACGACCGGTGTAGGAACGAGAAGTCCCGCTGGTTTGCCTGCAGACGCACATCGGTCTGCTGGTAATACAACTCCGAGAACAGCTCTGAATGCACCAGCTGGAACCCAGCAGCACCCATCATTTCTACGACCTTCTCAAAGGGAACCAGATACTCGGCAACTGCATTCTCAAAGGACTCCAGCAGAACGCGAATCTTCATGCCGAACTCTGACTTCCAACCCTCTCCGTCGGAGTAATCCTTAGTAAACTCAGCGTACACCTTTCCTCCAGAGCGGAAGATGAAACCGGGCTTATTCAGCATCAGCGAGTACACTGCTTTTCCATCCATGCACGTGCCGAACAACACATTGCCCTTCAGATTCTTGATGAACGCTTGGAAGGTCTCTTCCGATGCACAGGCGTAGTGGATTGCGAACTGGCAACTGATAGCATCAAATTGAGAGAGACCGGCAAATGTTTCAAGGTAGGATGTGGTTGCAGGCTCCTCGCCGCGAAGGAGCTTCAGGTAGCGGTGGTCTTGGGTATCCAGAGGTTTCGTCATGTCTGCAGGAATGAACAGTACAGGAGGAACTGGGTTCCTGGCCCGCTCTTTCAGAACACGAGCACACGCACCCTGCCGAGGCGACGTCAGATTCGACTCTGCGAGGTCAATGCCTACCACAAGACGGGGCTTGGTAGACATCCACTTCCGAAGGTCTCCGGCACGACCCACGGCAAGTTCCAACAGAGTGGAACCCGGGCGAACGTTCTCCTTGTAGAGAGAGTCCTTGATACGGTTGTGGAAACTGTAGACATCTCTCAGGATACGGTCGCGAGAATCAAGATCCTCGCGGTAGTATAATTCGTCCTCGTAGGTATCATCCGGAGGGGTGCTCGTTAGATGCTCCAGCATGTCAGAGGTCACTGGAACGTGAATGGACGTCCAGATATTGTCGGCGGTGGAAACATCATTCCCAAACTGAGCCTCCTTCAATACGCGGTACTTGTAGGTCTTGTCGTGGCGTGTACGCATAACACTCCACCGACGAGTATCGATGTCAAACGAACACTCTATGATTGTATTGTCGTCCACTCTGGCTCCCTCTCGGTCGACCATTTGGCCTTTTGCATTGACTGGGACATAGATGATGTATGCGTCGGGGTCTCGGGGTACACTGGGCTGGAATACGGACGGAATCCGGTCGCGAACCTGTGCCATGATAGCCAAATCAGCTGGGATACTCGGTGGAACATATTCCCCTGTTAACTGTTGACATGGGTAGATGATATCTGAGCCTGGGCTACGCGATACAAACAGCTTCCCCTTTCGTGCGGGTTGACGCAGGACCGTATCGTATACAGGCTCACCCTCCACACGAATCAGAAAGTCAATGGAATTCTGCTCGGCAGGCTTCCACTTGTAGACTCGGTGCCAGGTGTTGCCCCGACGCTCCGAGATGGGAGCGACTGGTGAACTCTTGGGAGTAAATATCAGACCATCGGTGGCATATTCAAACTTGGTTGTCAGGAGAGTGTTGATGGCCTCCTCCATTGCCGGACCGTCCCCCGACAGAAACAGCTTAGTCTCAATGCGAGGAGTTCCACTTCCAGTGGAGACGAACCCGGTCCGCATGTCATCCACAAACATCCGCGCATACCCAAGACGGCACGACTTGGGATTGCGTGTTATGTCCTCCTCGCGGGTTAGGAGCGGAAGACCGCGGGTATCGTGGCCCTTATATTTGTATACGTCAAAGATGCAATAGAGACCATGGTCAATGAACTCGCCGTCAAGGACCGTGCCAAGAAAGGAGTCGTCCATGGCAACGATTCCCGTCCAAACAATCTGCTGCCGGTTGTTGATTCGGAGAAGACGCTTGTCCCTGGATACCCAGAGAATGGAACGCTCTCCATCGGCCTTATTGGTCACCGTATAGTCCTTCAAGACATTTCCAGGTCGGTCCGCGCGCAGGTGCCGGCGCTCCATCGTAACCGGGTTGATAAAGTCAATCTTTCCTAGACGCCACTCTTCGGCATAGCGCTTCTGGTCGGTCTGAGTGATAAGGAATTCCGAACCTTGGTAGGCCGCAATCATCGCACGGATGTGGGCTACAATAGACTCCTCCAGATCGTCTACACTCGCCTTCTTCTCCAACAGCTCAATCTCTAACTCGTATCCTACAGGGTTCTTTAGAATTCCCGAGATATTCTGGTTTCGCTGCTTGGGGTCCCGCGACTTGACCTGAGACAAATCAAACTGAAAGAACCCGTCCGAGGAACGCCACGACTTGCGATGAATCATACGGGGGTACGAGTCGGGATCCCCGGGAACACCCTGAAAGTCGCGCTTCAACTTCTCTTCATGACGCAGCGTGAACCGCACACCCAAATCGGGAACCTCCAGAGTATCTTGCCCCGTTCCACCGGCCTCAAAGTAGCGACGCTTACGCTCCACGTTCAGAGCAATCCCCCGAAAGGAACCGCTTGAACATACCTTGAAGATAGCTTCGGGGGTCTCTACAACTACACGGCGTCCGTCAGGGTACATCTGGCGGAAGATGTGCGAGTCAGTATGTTCCCCAGCAGACCTCTTGCGAATTGCCGTGGCAATACGATCTGACATATCAGGTGTCTGAATACGCCCGGGGAGAATCTTTACCTCAAGCTCAGCATTAGGGTCTGATTTTGCAGTCTCCAGCAGAAACCGCAGTGTCTTCCTTGCTTCGGAATCCATGATGCCCTTATATTTACTCCAGAAAGAACCGTCCGTTTTCTGGCGAAAATGGAAGCCGATAGTTCCACCGAGACTCTATCAAATGGAGTCCGTATATTTCATGTGTCCTGGTCCTACGTTTCAGACTATTGATAAGATGAACTCAATGGGACTAAGATTCAATACCGTAGTAACATCAACTACCCGCCGATGCCTAGAGACTGCGAGTGATATAGCACACGGTGTACCATGTCTTACAAAGCCGATGATAACAGACCTGCTTCTTCCACAGGGACCCGGGCGGGTGCGAGAGCAGTGTTCAGTTCTGGCCCGCGACTTTCCGAGAATTGACTTTACCGACTACTTTGAAGATGCGTTGTGGCTAGATGGCGAAGAGTCGGATGCGCAATTGAAAGAGCGAGTTGATACGCTCATGCGTATCGTCAATAAGATGGAGGGAACTGTTCTCGTGGTAGCCCCCGAGAGTGTACTTCGGACATATTCGGGTGTCGCACTCTCTCCTGCTGGATTCTTCAAGCAGCATGAGAATGAGGATTTGGGGAACTGGCGGTCATTTATGTCTGGGTCAACAGCCTTTCATACTTCTTTCGAGTGAGCACATCTTCGTCCATACGCTTCTTCTGATCCTGACAGAACGATACGTATGTTTTCATCTCTTGCAAACACTCGGCCGGGAGAGCAGTCGCCGGAACCAGCACTCCGCTAGTTGTAGAAGTATATTCGGTAGTAAACTTCTTGATGATATCAAAAATCTGAGTCTGCTCGTGCGGATCAAGCTGGTCTACACTCTCCTTGAGACGTTCAAGCTCTGGGCGACGCATTGTGTCTACGCTGCACTTGGATTCAGCTTACGTTTCCGCGGTGCGGCAGGAACTGCAGGTCCTACGGTAACCACCTTCTGCGACCCCTGGATTTGCCCGGTCGGGGCGGCCAACATCGGCTCCTCTGCTTCTGCGCGTTCTTGTTTAAGAGGTGCATTCTCCACAAGTGACTTCAGCTTTCCAAGAACGGCTATAGTGGAGTCTCCCTGTTGAAAGCGGGATCCCACAACCTCAAACTCTACAACCTGGCGATCTTTCAGCTCCTCGAATATAGGGTCTCCCATGTGGAGGTCGCGAGGAAGCAGAACCTGAACGGGACCAATCTCAATATGCACACCAATCTTGGATCGCATCTTGACATCGCCCTTCCAAACCTGACCTTGGTGAGGCATACACATGTCTGCTTGAAAGAGGACGTGATACTCGACTCCGGAATGCACGAGGTCTGTGCGACCCAGCGACTGCTCAATAATAGTTATTGTCTCCGGCTGACAGAACCCTTCGGGAATACACACACCTTCATACTTCGTGCGAAGCTGGGCGAGCAATGCAGGGCGAACATTCTTCTGCAGCTGCGACGCAGGGATGCGAACAAGGCGATTGAGATTGCGACGTTCAAACAGAGGATCCATTACTCTTCTCCCTTACGGGGAACCATGTCTATTTTTCTCGGAGCATCAACCGAAGAGAAACACGCTGCGATTCTAGAACCGCCCATTCTTCAGGGGTCCACCAGCGTATCTTATCGGGATTCATATGGATAAGTAGATATAGATATGGCATACGGGACTCCTTGTTTTTTATAGTTGCCGGAAACCCAGTTCCGTTCAACCAGCGGGCAAGTGCCTCTATCAGCGGTGCCTTTATTGACTTAAATGCTGTTGGGGCAACAGACTTCTCCTTGTTCTTGCGAGTAGGTACACCATCTTCAATATCAAACGTCCATATCTTCAGCCCTTCTCCAACTTCGTAAGTGGCCGACATAGTATTGATATCTTGGACGAACCGTTGCTTTCGCTCCCCTATCCAAGTATCAAATGCGTCGGCAACCTCACCAAGAGGAGTATCCATTGTAGTGGTTCCAACCATAAACTCGCGTGGTCCTAAAATTCGGAGGACGCGATCTCCATCAATACGTGCTTCTGTCGCAGAATTCCATCGGTTGGGGGATCCTGTCAGAACCTTTCGGCGCTGAGCTGCGGTCAGAACACCATCCATAATAAAGTCCTCTCGAATAGGAAGAGGAAACGTCCCCATATCAGCCTTCCAAGCGTATCCCTCTGCAAGAGCGGTTATATCTGGCATATCGGTGGGCTCAACTACAGGAGGTTCCTCCTCTACTTCAGGAAGAACTTCCTTTTTAGAAGGAATATCAACCAGACGACGGACAAGTGTCTCGTCGGGACTCGCATCGCGCGGAACAAGAGCATAAAAGTCGCCTCTGGACTGCAGGACTGCGACTCGGTCTTGAGAATCCAAAAACCTGACATTGGAACGAATGGCATCCTGGACTAGGAAAGTTACAACATCTCCCTGGTATCTTGACATGGATTGCCGAAGCTCGTCTCCAGTCCATACCGGTTTGGAGTGGAATCTCTTTTGAAGTTCATCCAGAATCTCATCACGAACATCAAGGTATGTTGACAGCGGCCGAATGTGAGATGCCGCAGGAGGTCGTGGTTTTACTCGGCATTCCAGGGGGGCGGCTTCTTCAAATATGGGAGCCAACATCTTAGAAAGAGGAAGTTCAACTGTCTTTCCATCTTGAGAACGAGTTTGAGGAACCGTCAGTTTCTGCCAATCCTCCGGCAGAACGTTGACTTGGATTTGGAGAGGACAGTCCATCGCGGATTCCATAAGTACACGTCGGACTCTGGCAATTTCTATAGCTTTACCTTCCACCTTTCGGCGATAGATAGACTCATCAAGCATCTCACGGTCTCCCTCTGCGCGACAAACGTGGAAGTAGACCGTACAGTTCTGCTCCTCATGAGGCAGAAGAGCATGGCTACAGGTACGCATACCACGACCCACAACTTGTTCTAGACGACTCATATTGAACCAGGGGTCCACAACATGTACCTGTCGGACAAACTTGAAATCCACGCCTTCCGATACACGAGGAGTAGTAACCACAACTCTACAGAGTGCCCCTTCTTTGTTATCAGACTGCTTCAACTTTGAAAGAATACGTCTAAGGTCCGATTCTGATGTCTCCTGGGTAATTAAAGTATAGACACCGGCAGTCCCGGCTTTGATTCCCTCCTCGTGCGCAGGATTTGTTAATAGGACACTCCCTAGGAGGGGGCGGAATCCAGCCTCTTCCAGGGCCATTGCAAACAACTTCGCTCCACCCTCCACGAAGTTGGAGTATACAAGACACACACCCTTTCCGGTTCGGATAGATTTGAGGATACTTGCAAACTTCGCGGCATAGAGTCCCAACTTTGACAATGCCAGCCATTTGGTGTTCGTATACGTATATTGCTTCCCGTCCGTCGTAAAGGGCTCTGGTGGAACTGCTATAGTTGCAAGACGGTCCTCTACACTCTCTACGAGGGCACGAGAAAGACGCTCGGCTTGCGGACCTTGCACAGTGGTTCCTACGAGAGGCAGATACTTCCGTTGGGCGCGTGTGGGAATTGCATTGCCTTGGGGGTTCTTGGTCTTTGACGCAGGTGATATAACATCATCTGGGGGAGGCAGACGAAATGGGAATGTAAATGGAGACTCACCCTTGACAAAGGAAACATAGTCCTGGACAAGGGCACGAAACTTGTCAGAGGATTCTGGAAGTATATCACCATCTTCTGTAAAGTAGTCAGAGATGGATATAGACTCCTTGGTAGACTGACGCTTGTCGTTCCACATAAACAGATTGAAGTAGAAGACGATCTCTGCAAACGAGTCATACATTGGGGTCGCAGTCAAACACACGAATACCATGTTTTTTGCGGTCTTTACGATAGTCTGAATTGCCAGACTAACACGCTTAGAAACGTCGGTCTCCTTATCGTCATCATCGCGTTGACGTAAGTTGTGCGCTTCATCTATGATGACCAGACGGTTGTCAAAGGTCTCATGAATCCACTCGGGAGTTGCGTTAAGTACCTGGTTTGCAAGCTCAATATACCCTCGGAACTCGTAGAACTCATCAATGATGCGTCCAGACAGCTTGGTTAGTCGCTCACGAACATCCGGTTCTGTCCAGCGAGCAGGCTCAGACTCAATGCGCTCCAGAATATTGAGATACCGGCGTCCTGTACACTGTGGAGACTGTAGCACCCCCTTGTCAACCTTAACGCGATCCACGTCAAAAATCTCCCGTTTGAAGTTTGACTGGACTGCTGGGTTTGCTACAACCAACACCTTGTGTTCACGGAACTCTGGACGAAGAATGTACTCTTCTGCAACTTGAATTGCAGTACACGACTTTCCAACACCGGTCCCGTGAACCATTAGGAGACTCTGGACTGGCGAATCGGGCGACAACACGCGGCGTAAAAACCGCTGTTGACTTTGGAGTTTGAATGCTTGCGTTTGGGCGCAGGCTTGTTCCCGTAGAGTCCAGAGAGTATCTCGGGACGCTGCTGGAAGAACTGGGGCCTGTGTTTCAAGTAGCTCCCCCAGCATATTATGATGACGCAGGAATTCTATCTAATTGGAAATACATATTACATCACTAATAATGGCTACCAAATACTATGGACAGTACGGTGAAGATAGTCATATACATAAGAAATACTTTCCCGCGAAGAGAAATGGGGTATTTTTGGAGCTGGGGGCAATTGATGGGGTAAAGTACTCCAATACAAAGTTTTTTGAAGATGCATTGGGTTGGTCGGGTGTTCTTATTGAACCACAACCGGAAGCGTTTAAGGCCCTTGCGAAGAATAGGCCTAAGTGTAAGCTTTATAATACAGCAATTTCATCTAAACTTGGAAGTGTTGATTTCTATTTGAATTCAGTCAATGCAGTATCGTCTATCAAGGAATTTACTAGTGAAAATCATTACCAAAAATGGCACACTATGGGTAATACTACTGTAATTCAAGTCAAGTCTGATAGACTAGAGAATATACTACATCATGCAAAGATAACTCATATAGATTTTTGGTCGCTTGATGTAGAAGGTGGTGAATATGAAGTTCTAAAAACTATGGACTGGAAAATTCCAGTTTATTTGATTTGCATTGAAATACAGATTCCAGAGAGAAAGGCTCTTTGCGACGCTATACTAAAATCAAATGGTTTTATATTTCAAGAGATTATATCTATCAATGAAATTTGGATAAACTTAAAAAATAAATAAAATAATTTTATTTTAAGGGTGCCTGGCGGTTCAGAAACTGCATATTTGCGCCCTGAAACTCAAAAAACTCTCGTGCCACATCTTGAACATCTGTTGGGTTAAATGGCTTGCAGCTGAATACATCAAGGTAAAAGTCGTTTGTCTCCTCTACAAAATGCGCTGTGATGTTGGAAGTCTCAATCAGCTGGACAAGTGTGTATCCAGCCTTGTTTCCACTTCCAAAATGCTGGACCTGAGGTTGGCCATATGGGACCATATCAATCCGCTTAACGAGAGTCCTTGCAAAGTTTTGAATATTTTGCGCACAACGAATCTTTGAGGGGGAGCACTTGCTCGCATCAAGAATCAGATGGTGTCCCCAGTGCATGTATAAATGTACTGAAGAGATCTACGTTAAAGTTACAATTAGTAAGTATTGGATACTTAAAATGGACATGGCAATTGGCCTCGTAATCTTTAATCCTGCGAAAACGAAGAGAATTATTATGAATTATCTCTACACTGTTAACGAATTCCGTAAACAAGGATTTCCAGTGTTTACTATGGAACTCTGTTTTGGAAATTCTAAACCAGAGATAGCTGATTCTATCGTAGTGCGTGGAAACT